TGTTGTATAGAATCGTAAACTAAAGGTACTGATATTGAATTTATATTACCTGTTGTTATACTTGAAGAGATAAGATAATCTCCTTTATAACCAAAAAATCTATCAATACCAACATTAGAACCTGTTAAATTTACGTTTTGAGGCATGCCACTAAACGTTAGCCCATAAAAATCAAAGTTTTTATTTACCTCAAATGGTGATACTACTACGTCCTGTGCATTGAATTGTTTGAAAGCGCTCATTCATTTTAGAAATCTAGTTTTACTCTAATTAGAGCTTCTTTTGTAAAATCTTTTTGTATCGGTTTTGATAATTTTGCAACAGCTAATAAGTCATTAGAATCATTATACATCCCAACTGTAGTAGGGAAGGTTTGTGGATTATTAATAAAATAAGGATAAATTACTTCACCAGTTGAACCTGATATAAATGAAGGATTTTCTGTATAATTCATTTCTGAATTTCTTACTCTAACAAAAACATAATCTGATGATATTGTTTCTTGTGAATTTAATTGGAAAATATTACCATTTGCATCTCCAACAGATCCAGATATATGATCAAATAATTTAGTCGGGTTATTTCCAAATGTATCAGAACCAGAATTAGTTACAAGATTAATTCCACCACCTGTTGCTGTATTATCATTTAAGGCAGTTGCATTTAATAAAATAGTTGAAATATCAGGTAATACTAACCCATAAGAACCGGAAGCTGGTGTATAACCAGTACCACCATCATAAGAAGTACCATCTGAACCTGATATCAATTGATAAGCTCTTTGTGTACCAAAAAATGTAGGTAAAACAACCATATTAGAATCATCTGTTAATTCTATTTTATCATAAGTTGCAACGGTATTACTACTTGATAAAACTAAATTTAATGAACCAGGTAATAAAGATTCTTTATATCTTGCTCTTTCAATGCTAATAACATAAAAATCATTATCGGCACTACCTGTATAAGAAGTACCCCAAACAAAGGATGAATTTTCATCCTCTAATACTAATGTTCTATATTGTCCATAAATTGTAGTAGTAGCAGAAACATTAGGAACAGCAGAATCAAAATTAACTCCACCTCCACCATTTTTGTTTGCGTAAGCAATTTGAAACTGAACAGCTGCTGTTTCATCAGTAGAAGCTGTTTGATAAACACTTAAATAATAAGGGCCTGATGAACCTTCTCTTTGTACTGAGGAAGTAAAATTATTTCCACCTTTATTATAAACATTTAATGAAGGTGAATTATTACTCCAAACCGTAGAAGTTACTGAATCAGCACTTACTACAAAATCTTCTGGGTCTAGTCTTTTAAAAGCCATATCTTATTATGTTGTTGTTAATGATTGTTTAGTTACTGTTACTGGGACTGTTATTCTTGCACCACTATCTAAACCAACTACAGTTAAAGTTGTTCTTAATTGTCTATTTGAACCAAATAAAGTATTTACAGTTGTTGCCGTTAAATTAATTTGTGTACCTATAACTGTTTTAGAAACACTTGTACCAATAGTTTCAGTAGCTGTTTCATTAGCGGCAATTGCAGCTTCAGTTTGAATTCCTGATCCTGCAAAAGTACTCGTCAATCTTACATCACCAATTGTTGCACTATAACCACTTGTTTCAAATGTTTGTTCATTACCTAAGTAATTTAAAGTTTGAGGGGTTATAGCTAATTGAGCACCTTGTTTTAGTGTTATTGCAGCATAACCTAAATCAAGTACAGGCAGTTTAGCTGTACCTCTTGGTAGTGTAGTTAATTTATATTTCATTATTTGAAGCTCATTTGGAAAGGCTTCTAAAAGTGGCATGTTATCTATCGCTTCACCATAATAAGCAGAACCAGATGGGTGATTTGGATTGTATAAAGTATAATCTATTTCATCATCGGATAATGCAAATTGTGTGATTTGGAAAGAACCATCATTTCGTGCTAATAACTCTCTTCCTTTTGTAGTTAAAATAGCATCAACTGTTATTACAGCATTATTTAAGTATCCCATTGTATTGTTTTTATATAAATATTGTTATATGTTATAAATATGTCATTTTTTTAAGATTCTATTACTCCCTTAGAAATTAAATTATTTACTATTAAGGAAGCACTATTAATCAAATATTCAGTAGGATAATCTGGGTATAAAATACCCGGAGTATCTTCTATTTCTATACTACTAAATGATCCTGTGTATTGATTGCCTGATCCAGTTCTACTAGCAACTGAACTTGATAATGCAAATTGTGTATCTGAACCACTTAGTAAACCTTGTGATATACTTGCACTCGCTAATGCACCATAGGGGAATGGTGAATCAAGATATAATGAGCCAGGGTTCACAACTGGTCTTCTTACTAAGAAGAAATCTTTATTTATGCTTGTTGGAATTTCACCATCTACTCTAATTTTTAATCTTGCTTTTCCATTAGCATGAAATGTACTTTTTTCAATATTTTCTTGTGGTGCAAAAACTTCTAAAATTCTATAAGTTTCATTTTCATTATTGCCAAATCTAATTTCATCTCCTTCTCGTAATTCTAAAGGTAAATAAATTGGTTCAAAGTTAGTTCCAGCTGGTTCTACATTTCCTGGGAAATAATCAGAAGGTCCCGGGAAATATTCTAAGTCACCTTGTTTAAATCCTGTTCCATAAGCTTCATTCATATTCGAAGATGACATTACTAAAACACTTTGTGAAATAACAGTTGTAAGACCACCTGAGGAACCTGTGAATACCCAGAAAGGTGCTTCTGCTTTATTAGCATTTTCTAGCATCCAATCAAGTGCACCTATACCTTGTAATTTTACAGAAGTCATCGCACCAGGATAAGTAGTTGGGAAGAAGTAACCTTGTGCATAATTACCTGATGAGTTTTTAAATTTACCTTTTATTCTGAATCTTAATTGATCACCAACTTTAATAGTATAGTTACCTGTATTAGCTTTAATAATCCATTCTATACCTGTAATATTTTGGGAACTTTTTAATTCGGCTGTTCTTGTAATACCAAGATCAAATAAAGTATTTCTCATTTCCCAATCTAATGAAAATTGAAGTCCATCTTGTGGGTCTATTGGACTTTGTGTTCTAGTATCTCTACGACCTTTTGAATTTGTGGTATTAGATGGATTTACAGGTTTAGGAATATTTTGATTGTTTCTTCCATTTTCATAATCAAACCAACCATAATCATCCACATTTTTTATTAAATAAACTTGATTTGTATCTGTATAAACTTTTGCATCTATTGATTCTAAATTAAAATTAATAGCTGTATCATATCCACTACCAGTGTATAAGAAAATATTATATCTTAATTCGTCTCTTGTTCCTCTTGTTTCACTAACATAGGATGTTACAATTGATGTTTCTAATTTTATTATTTGTTCATTAGAAAGATCATCACCTATATTTTGATTCCAAATAGATGCTGTATAGGTTATACTTCCAGTAATTGGAGAACCAGTACTACCAGAATAAGGTGAATAAGAACCACTACTAACAGAAACTGTTTCTGGGTTTAACCAGTAATCAACTTCTGTAACTGGTGCTGATATATCAACAGTAGCAGGACCTGCAGCCATAAATTGAGCAAAAACTTGAGATCCTTCATCCTGATTATCATATCTAGAAATGTAACCAGAACCTGATAATGGTATTATATTAGAATAATTATTTGAAGAATTTTGAGAATACATAATTGGTGTAACATATTCCATTAACCTTGTAATTGTGGTAGGTGAACCTAATGATTGATATTTTTGTTTACCACTTTTAACCGCTAAGCTTGCAGCAGTTGTTTCTGGGAATACAGCATTAAATGTATCTATTGTTATTTTATCTAAAGATGGTGGTAGGGCATTACCTTGTTCATCTATTAAATAATTTAAATTAACTCTAGTCACACCATTAATATTAGGATAAGGATCATCTAAATCATTAAAATATCCAAAGAAAGCATCTCTTAATTCTATTGTAGGATTTTTTCCAAAAGTACCCACATCACCTACACTCCATTGATTTAAAAATTTACTCGTTGATTTTGCACCTAAATATCTAGGTAAAATTGAAGCTTTTTGAGTATAATTTGAATCAGGTATAGCAGCCCTTAATGCACTACCTGAAAGTATTTGTGCCTGATTTACAGGTATTATTGGACCTGATTCATTATTATAGTCAACATCCATTAAATAAGAATTTTGTCTTTGTAAATTATAATTATTAATTAGGGGTTGACAATCATCTGCTAAACTAAATGGTATAGTATTTGCTCCATAATAGGTAGGTACTATAAAGTCTGTTGTTGTTGGGGCATCAAAATTATTTAATGCAGAAGGAGTAGTTAAAGGTGCCCAAACAGATTGACTTGGACTAAAACTACAAGTTATATTTTTTACTACAAAACCTGAACCAACATTAGCTGCTGCTCTAC